TTACTGCCCCCCAACTACCGGAACTATAGGAATTTTTCTATCATAACGCGCTGTCTGTGACGCATTTTTGTGACCAGCGATTCCCTGCTTTTCGTTAAGAGTGCCTTCCAGATCTGATATCCCTTTTGCTTTTAAATCGTGGAACGTGAAGTTAAATTCGAGCTCAGGAAATTTTTCAGCGGCTAACTTTTTCGCCTTCATCCACTGTGCGTTAAACGCATCTCTTGTATATCTCAAACCAGATGGCTGGTGGATCAGATAAATACTCACCATTCCTGTATTTAGAGGAAGAGATTCAGCAAGTCTGACTGCATTATCCAATCGCTCCGTCCATGCCTTAATTTGAGGAACGGCTGTTTTACTCTGCTGGATCATTATCCCTTCATTCAGGATTTGGCTTTTCTTCAGGTCCAGGATATCTCCCTGCCTTGCACAACATAAATATGCAAGTTCCATAGCAACTTTCACTGGGGTACCAGCAACGCTTAATAAAGCCTCGTATTCCTTATCGGTGACATAGCGAGTTCTCGCTTTTTCCTTAAATTGCTTAACCCCCTGGCAAGGGTTCATCTTCACTTTTCCGCGTTCATATGCCCACCTGAAAACCCTCGATATAAACGCTTTCTCTCGGTTCGCCTGAACCCTGCTTTTAACACCTCTCTTATCCATATACTTCCTGATATGCTCAGGCTTGATGTTGTCTGGCTTCATCTTCCCAAAAACAACATTTACCTTTGCGCCATATTTCCTGTAGTCCTTTCTGGTTTCGGTGGCCAGTTCATGGAAGTCACCAGAGTTAAAAAACTCTTCGCAAAGTGCGTGGAAGTTGGAACCTACCTTGATATCGTTAATGAAGTTTTCATAGGCTGCCCATACCTGAGACTTAGTAAGATCGTGATTGCACAATCTCACCGTTCTGCCGTCTGGCGTTCTGAATTCATAGGCTGACTTGCCCCGACGAACGCGGGGCGGCATCCAGTTATCTTCTGGGTTTTTGCGGATTCTGGGCATTACATGTCCTTAAAGTTTGGTTCTTCTTCCTCTGGATTATTCACTACCAGCTTGAGGCCTGCAGGGTTAGTTACATGATCCCATGTAGTGCCTGGCCTGCCGTCTTTTCGTGGCACGAAAAACACACCGCTTTCTTTCAGTGCTCGGCACTGAAGGGAAGGGCGACGATAACCAGTAAGCTGATAGAGGTCATCAGGGGTAAGAAAACGTTGGCTTTGTCCGCTCATCGTATAGCTCTCCACTCAACCGGCTGCACCCGGCTATATCTTATAGAAAATGCAAGATGAACAACCGCCACGAAGCCCATCATTGCAGGTACGACATCTTTTTGTTTCGGTGTAATAAAGCTGGTGGACCATCTCCTTCGGCATGAGAACAGGCATCGGCACGCGGATAACCAGCTTCTTGAGTCTGTCTATCTCGGCTGCGTGCTCCAGCGCAATATCCTTCCAGTCCTGCGCTTCGGCCATCCACCAGGATATGTCGGATTTATAGCGGCGCACGCGCCGCTGTTTGAGTTTGCTCACCATGGCAGCCACCCCATACCCTGAAGTGCGCTGATGACCAGCAGCACGAACATCACTGCGTCGAATGGGTTAGGCATCATCCACCTCCGGCTTTTTGAAATTAGCCTCAATGGACTCACCAAGGCGCTTTAACCAATCAGCTAGTTTAAGCGCTGCTTCTTCCGGAGATTTCTGCCCAGGGAAATCGGTGATGATGATGCTGGCTTGATGATTACCAAAACCATCCCTGCTTATCACCATTGCCTGCTCAAGCACTGTCTGCTGGTTGCTGTGTTTTACGTAGTAACGAGCCTCAGAGTTTCCAGTGCTGCGCTCTTTGACGTATGAAATAAGCTCAACCTCAGTGGTTATGGTCTTACCGCGCTCCGCTTCAAGACGCTGAACTCGCTTAGCGAAATCGTTCATTGAGCCTCCTGCTGCGGCGCTGCCGTGAGCATTGCCTTGTGCATAGCGTCGTAGCCATCCTCCTCTACGCGCGCGGCGGCGCGCTCAGCTTCGCTCTGCTCCCAGAACCACCGATGAAGATTCATGAGCTCGTCGTCCAGAGGAGCATATTTACGGTCAAAATAGGCTTGGGCGTCTTTCTCCGATTCGTCCGGCAGTTCGCCTGGGCCAAACAGCGTGTTATAAATCCATGCCAGCCCCTTTCTGGCGTCGCCAGTTCCCTGCCATTCGATGATTGCAGCATGCATTACCAGAATGTTTTTACCGATTAACAGGTCCAGTTCTTTGTGGCGGTTTTTTATGTATGCGTTGTCGCTCTCCAGCTCAGCAACTCGCTTCTCTGCGGATTCCCATTTCGCGTGCAGCAACGAATAGTTTTCGCTGACGGTCTTAATAACGTGACGCAGATTGTCTTCATCCATATCGCCAATCACTGGCAGCAGCATGTTCGGCGTGAGAATTTCATTCAGGCGCTTGTCTTTGGCTTCCAGCTCATCCAGCAGCGCCAGTACGGTGGCGGGGTTTGTCAGGTCATTGAAGGAGACGCAGATGCTGATATCCTCCTGCGCTTCTGGCTTGACATCATCACCATCATCGTCAAATACCGATTGCATCAAAGCCAGTCGTGCTCGCGCATTTAATGCCTTCTCCGCAGCTTCACGTAATGCGCGTTTGTCGATGTTGTTCATTGGCTTAATCCTTATTCGCAAACGCCAGCATAAACGCTGCTGCAAACTGATTTGTCATTTGACTCTGCCAGCAGGTCAAATTGAGCACCGCCTCTGGTGGTCATGGCCCAGTCACGGTAAGACTCAATGCCGTAAGCATCGACAGTAACCACGTCGATTCGTTTTTCTGCTCTGCGCGGGTCGTGCGTTGACGGAAAGAACGTTGAATTTCCACGGCGTGAGCAGGCAGCGACAAAACGCTCCCACTCTGCTACCCGTTTAATTTCTTCCGGCCAGCGAGTGAAAATCTCTGCCAGTTCTGATTTTCTTGCATGGATGCATGGCATGCATCCAACCCGGCTACAGCCCTGCTGATAAAGTGGATTTGGCTTGATACCGTGGCGCTTGGCCAAGGCAAATACCTCTTCGTGCGTCCATTTCAATATAGGTCGGTACACATGCAGCCCAGGGGTATTATCAGCATCTTCTTCCCATTCAGGCAGGCCAGCGCGGGCTGGGGATTCTTGGGCGCGCACTCCCTGCCAAAGAATTACTTCATCGTATTTTTCTAGCGCAGGGAGAACTACCTGATCGCGTACAGGATCATGTTTAAGTTCAAGAGAGCAGAACCTTGCTTTTGTACTCGGGAACCTGCCCTTCCACATGCACAAATCCAGGAAAGGGTTTCCAGTTGGTTTGAGGATATTAAGTGCCTCAATGATACGATTGGCAGCCTCGTCGTGAGACATACCACATTCTTCAACCAGAGAAATAGGCCATTTCTCAGCAATAAATTTCCGCTTACCTTCAATCTGTCGAGTAAAATCAGCCTTTACGCGGGTTACCGGACCGAGCAGAGATTCAAGGTAGTCCAAGTATTCCATTGTCTGCGGGTGCTCATGTCCGGTATCAGCGAAAACAGTTATGTGAGGAACACTGTTTTCTACGGCAAGGATCCATTGAGCAAGGCTGTCTTTCCCGCCAGACACGGAAATAACGTTGACTGAGCTGGTTGCTTTGCAGCGTTTGTCGATGTTGCTCATTGGGCGGCCCCTTTGTGAGATTTTGTGATGTAATCCGCCAACTCACCTTTCTTATTGAGACTCTGCATCTCCATCATGTCTGTGATAGACATACCTGATGCTGGAGTAACCACAACAAAGTTTCCATTCACTTCCAGAGTGCGCCCTTGCTCTTCCATACGCTTTACGAACGCAACGATTTTGTTGCTCATGAGTGATCTCCTTTGCGAAGCTGGGCGGCTATGGCTTTGTGCTCATCAATAATTTGCGATGCTTCTGCATGAGCCAAACCTTCGAGAGAGATAACGCCTGTGTCACTTATCCCAGCCAGGCTAATCAGTTCAACAAGGCGACGCGCTTTCTTCATGCTAATTTCCGGAGCTATAACGCTGCGGGTAACTTTCTTCTTACCCTTTGCTGCAGCAGAAGCTTTATCCTTCTGAAGAACCTCACCGGCCTTCTCGCCGAACTCTTTTACGCGATCAACGGCAACATCTACGGACACGGTCCCGGATTTAACTTCTTTCTGAACGTCGTGGTTAGCTGTGCTGAGTAGCAGGAGCTTCTCGACAGTAGGAACAGACTTGTTGACCAGTTTTGCGATCTCGCTGGTGGTCTGATTGAAGGCGTTATGCAGCTCCTGAATAACTGAAGCCTGTTCCATATCGGATAGCGGGAGCTGGTTGTTACTTGTCATGATGCGAGCCAGGCGCTGCACATCGTTACCGTTGAACGGCATGATATGTATGCGATCTACTGGCTTGCCAGCTTCAGCACAGCGCGCATAGCAGCGACGACGACGGTGCCCTTCGACAACCCACACGCCACCCTCATCACGAGCGATAACCTCCAGCGGTGGAACTGATCCGCCGTTCATCAGGTAGTTGAACAGGTCATCATCAGCCTGGCGGGTGCGCTCATCATCTTCACGCTTGTTGAAACCTTCACGAACGTGGATATCGGAAAGAGCGATAAACATCCCGGTATCGGTGCGCTTAATTACACCGGCCTTAGTCATCTGCTTGAATGAGTTAGCCATCAGAGAGCAACCTCGTTCTTCATGGAAATCACCACAGGAGGCAGTTCGCGCAGTTCACGCTGTGCTTCCAGAAGATGCATATTGGTTCGGGTCTTAGTGTGGCGCTCCACAATGCGATCGCACTCTTTGGCCCAACTCGCAACATCCTGGCGCAGGGTGGCGTTCTGCTCAGCCAGCTCCTTACGCTGCGCCAACGCTTCACAAAGCGCTACGCTGGTAACATCAAGGCGCGTAGCTAGTTCGTTAACCATCCAGCCGTAAGCGGCAGGAAGGAGAGGGGCGGCCTTACGAGCTGCGTCAATAAGCTGCTCTCTGGTCATGCGTGGTTGTAACTCGGTGACGTTCTGTGTGTTCGTCATGGATAGTTTCTCCGTGTTATAAGCGCTCTGCACAGCGCTGATTTTTGGTTGCACGAATCCCTCGCCGAATGGCGACAAAACATAAAGGGGTTTCGTTTTAGTAAGCACCCAACCAGGGCGCTTAGTGAAACGGGCGGCTGCCACCGCCAGTTAGATTCTCCAAAATTGGAAGCGCGTTCCCCTGAGGTTGATTTAACGACTGCGGCCTCTCAAGGAACCGGCTGAACGCGCTTTCAGTTGTGAAAAGGGGCGGTCGACATTAAGGACATTCACAACTGCCGACCGCCAAGACTACACACAGCATCTGGTACAGCTATTACGGGTTACCACATCAAAAAGAGCACTACCGCGTTCTGCCGTTCCATCCTGGCTTTTGGTACCGCTACGGCCGCGAGATGTTTTTTGCATGCCAGCGCTCTTTTGGTTATGGCCTCGTCTCTTCCGAGGTGTCACACCTGATCGCCACGCTGGTGAAACGTCTCTGGCTGTCGTACACAACTGGCTTGCACATTCCGGCTACCCGCTGGATCGGGATACTGCCTAAGGAATCCCCGGACCGCTACGGCACATGTGCCATATACCGTACTGCTTACTACCACACCGGCGCAGGTAACTGTCAGTACCTGTGGTGTGATTTAAATGTACCTTTAGTTACTTTGATGGTCAAGCGGTGAATGTACTTTTTGTTACCTTGAACGTCGAAAAAAATGCCAGAAGGATATCTGGCTTTGGAAATGAATAACTTAGATGTTCTGAGTAATCTGAACTACCTTACCTACAATTCGGCAGTTTCCATCTATTTGGATAGGTTTAAATGCAGGATTTAGGGGCATTAAGTACGCGTAAGGGCTATCCCAGACAAGCTTTTTGACCGTTGCTTCAGCTGATCCATCAAGTATCGCCACCACAATTTTTCCATAAAGGTCATCAAGCTGGCCATAATGTGGCTCAACAATAACGATCGAGCCTTCTGGAATGGATGGTAGGCCGTGAGGGTTGGTCATTGACTCACCGCGAACTACCAAGCCGAATACTTCATCAGAAACATTTGCAGTGGTTTGCGTCCATGAAATCACATCAGAAAGCCTTGAGCATGCATAAGTATCAGTCCACATCCCGGCCTGAACAGCGGAGATAATAGGTACTGCCGTTGGTGGCTTAAGGAACGGAACAACTTTAGTATCGTCCTGAGTTTCCTCACCTTGACCGTAAAGAATCCATTCTGGAGTTGTCTGCAGCGCCATTGCCAGCTGGTGGAGGTTCTCACCATCAGGCTTGGTTGTACCGCTCTCCCATTTAGTCACGGAAACACGGCTGACGCCCAAGCGTTTAGCCAGGGTCTGCTGCGTTATGTCGAGCTGAACTCGACGGGATCTTATTCGGTCTTTCATCTCTGTTTTCATGTAACCAATGTTACATTGATTCCTTGTAACTGTTGTTTGCTATTTGATGTACCTTTTGTTACCTTTAAGGCGTGAGTTAACCAGGAGGAACCATGCGTAAATCAGAAGTCATTGAGCACTTCGGCGGTGTATCAAAAACCGCAAGTGTTCTTGGGATTTCCCACCCGGCAGTTTGCCGCTGGGGTGAAGTGATCCCTCAAAAGCAAGCGTTCGTCATCGAGCGAATTACGAAAGGCAAGCTTAAGTACGATGCGAGCCTTTATCAAAAGGCTACAGATTCGGCTGCTTGAAAGTAACTACAAAAGGAAAATCAACATGGTAGAGGCAAGCCTGAAAGAAGTAGTGAAAGCGATGTGTAAAGCGTACCCAGGAGGCCGTGAGGCTATGGCAGGTGCTCTTGGCATGTCAGTGACGCAGTTCAACAACAACCTGTACGAGAAGAACGGCTGCCGATTTTTCGAAGTGAACGAGCTGGAAGCGATGGAAGACATTTCAAACACATCTCTCCTGGCTGATTACTTCGCTCAACGACGCGGCGCTTTGCTGGTGGACGTTCCCCAGCTGGAAGACCTCGATCGCGTAGACCTTTTTACCCGTGCCATGAGAACTGCTGCAGCACGCGGACAGGTTGACCAGATTATCCAGAAGGCTCTGGAAGACGGAGTGATTGAACCACATGAAGCTGAAGAGATTAACGAACATCACCGCCGTCACCTGGCTGCGCGTGAAGAAGAAATCCGCGCGATTGTCGCGCTGTTTAGCCGTAAGAAAAGCCAAAAGAAGTGACGCCCGCGAGTGTGCAGCTCCGGGCGTCGTGGCGTGTCGTATTCAGTGGAGAAACTAACGCATGAACAGTTTAAACCGATTGAGACCAGCGAAGCAATTCAGATGCCTTCCACTGGTGGGAAAAGATTCCCCGTTCGGCTATGTGGAGAGATTAAACGACCAGCCTGGTGAGAACAACTACCAGCCTGAGAACGCGATGGTAGAGGCTTTTGCTCAGATGAACGAGAAGGGGCGTGAAGAATGGCTGAAGTTAACCGGCGATTCAAAGACCACTACGGCGTCCCGGTCCGTGTCATCAGATGGGAGCCACAGACTCGACGCGTTATATACCTTCGCGAAGGGTACGATCATGAGTGCTTCAGCCCTCTTGAGCAATTCCAGCGTAAATTTACAGAGTTAAAGGACGACCATGAGCAGAATCTTTGACATCGTCCAGTCAATGTCAGGCCAGAAGAACGTCATTGTTCTTCCCAGGCCGTACCTGCTGTTCTTTAAAGAAGACCAGCAGGCTCATGCGCTGGCAGCAGTTCTTAACAACCTCGTTTTCTGGTCAGCTTTTGGGGGAGAAGACGGCTGGTTCTATAAAACTCACAAGGAGCTTGGAGCTGAGGCGGGCGAATTAACTGAAGACCAGACAGAGCGGCTGGTTAAAAAGTTAGTAAACAAGTATCTGCCTGGCGTGATCGAGACCTGTTCTCGAAAGGTCAATGGCACGCCAACCAAACATTATCGCATAGACGGCGATGCTCTAATCTCATTAATCTTTCCAGAAAATAACGATTCCGCAAAAGTACGGAATGGAAAACGTGAAGATGCGGAATCAAAACCGCGAAGCTGCGTTTCTCAATCCGCGAATAATAGGAATCTTGGGAGCCGCGAAAGTACGGAATCCTATCTCTATACAGACTTTAATACAGAGTTAAACAAGCAGACTAATAAACCTATTTGTCCGGTTGCGCCGCAACCAGACGGTGATGTGTTGATCACCGATCAGGCTAAACAGGTTTTGGTTCACCTGAACCGGGTGACTAACTCCAAATACCAGGTATCAAAAAACTCCCTGCAAAACATCAGAGCCAGAATTGGGGAAGGATTCACCGTCGAAGAGCTCTCACTCGTCGTTGACTACTGCAACGCCAAGTGGAGCGAAGATCTCACGATGTCCGCATACCTCCGCCCACAGACGCTTTTCCAGCCTACCAAATTCCCTGGCTACCTGAAGTCCGCGAACAGCTGGGCAAATGCCGGGAGACCAGCACGAGTTAACGGGAAATGGGTTCGCGAAGATGACGTGTTTAAAACCAGCTTCAAAACCACTGATTACAGCAAGACACCAGCGGGTTTCAGGGGGATAAACTCATGAGCTTTCTCAAAACAATTCAGCTGTTCGTGGCCAACAACCCTGGACTGACGAACAAAGAGATCGCTGCAGCACTTCCGGAGTATGCCTTGCACAGTGTTCAGCGTGCTGTATGTCGCCTTGTCATGCTTAATCGTGCTGAGCGCAAAGGCGAACGTCACAACTTTCGTTACTACGCTAAAGCGCCGGAAGGTCCAATTGGGCCTATCACCCCACGGTTGCCGGTTGAGAAAGCAGAAGTAATTCCTGAGCCAAAGCAGGAAGCCGCACCAAACCCGGCAGTCATTGCGATGATGGCAAAGGCTAAAGAGTTATCTGACAAGGGACTTTATCTGCGTGCTGCTACCGTTCTGATGGAAGCATTCAATCGATCAAAGAACGAAACAATGCGAGCCAAAATTCTCAAAGAACGTAAGCGCTGCCTGAGTATGGCGCCGAGGGTTAAAGCCACCGGTGATGGCTGGTGTCTTGCTGGCCGAGCGAGGAACGTCTGATGAAATACTCTCTGATTTATGCTGACCCAGCCTGGGAATACGGCAACACCGTCAGCAATGGCGCTGCCACGAATCATTACGGCACGATGAAGCTTATCGACATGAAGCGCCTTCCTGTGTGGGACCTTGCTGCAGATGATGCTGTTCTGGCGATGTGGTTCACCGGGACGCACACCCGTGAAGCTATTGAGCTGGCTGAAGCCTGGGGCTTTAAGGTCCGCACGATGAAGGGCTTCACATGGGTGAAGTTCAATTCTCTGGCAGAGCAGCACATCAACAAAGCGCTTCAGGCTGGTGGAGTAGAGGATTTTTACGATTTCCTCGACCTGCTTAACGAGCAGACCCGCATGAACGGCGGCAACTACACCCGAGCCAATACCGAAGACATGCTGATCGCCACCAGGGGTAATGGACTCGAACGCCAGTGCGCCAGCATCAAGCAGGTTATCTACAGCCCCCTGGGTGAGCACAGCCAGAAACCAGCAGAGGCTCGTTTCCGCCTGGAAAAGCTTTACGGCGATGTTCCGCGTATCGAACTATTCAGCCGCTGCGGTGCGCCTGGCTGGAACCACTGGGGAAATCAGGCCGAATCACCGGATGTAGAGTTTTTCCCTGGAAACGTTCAGCCGATCTTTAAAGACGGGTGGAGAGCCGCATGAAGAAGCTTTCAATCGAGGAGATGAACGCGGTTCGTGACGTTGCCCGACAATGTTCTGATGCCATCAAAAAAGCCCTGAAGAAAAAGCCTAAGCCAAGCTGGAACGTCGTTGTACCTCCGATCCTGAAGGAGTACCACGAAAAGGTGAAACCGATAGGCGTAAGTCTGGTGATGTTCAACAGCGTAATCGGACGCCTGAACGGGCGCTATGGAGTCGAGTCATGATCGAATTAACGCCGCGTCAAAGTGAAGTGTATGAAGCTATCAAGGTTCACATCGAAAGGGTTGGCTTCCCACCAACATTGATCGAGCTTGCTGAACTGATTGGTTGCTCATCGCAGAACGCAGCTGCTGAGCATGTGAAGGCGCTAAAGAAAAAAGGTTACATCTCTATCGCTCCTGGCGCTGCCAGGGGCATTACCGTAGTTAAAACTGAATGGGTTGCAGATCCGGTATCGATCGTTAGGGAATTGTTATCCGGTGGAGACAAGGCAAGAGATAACGCTGTTGAATGGCTGAAAAAACAGGGAGTGACTTTATGAAACTGGTGCTCCCGTTCCCTCCTAGCGTAAACACCTACTGGCGAGCCCCGAACAAGGGGCCGTTAAAAGGCCGCCATCTCATCAGTGAGAAAGGCAGGGCATATCAGAGTGCGGCATGCGCAGCGATTATTGAGCAGCTGCGTTGCCTTCCAAAACCATCATCGTCACCAGCTGCGGTGGAGATCCTTCTCTTTCCGCCAGATGCACGCCGCCGCGACATCGACAACTATAACAAGGCTCTGTTTGACGCGCTTACTCACGCTGGCATCTGGGAGGATGACAGTCAGGTGCAGCGAATGCTGGTGGAGTGGGGGCCGAAAGTACCTGGTGGACGAGTAGAGATATCGATCAAGAAACATGAACCTCTGGCGGGTGCAGCCGCCTGATAAGTGGAGAAGAGCATGAATCAGATGAATATCACCGTAATGTGCCCGACGCACCACGCCGCCGCGATGGGGCAGCAAATAACGATGTCCAGTCGTGAAATTGCAAAACTGGTCGACTCTCGCCACAGCAATGTCTGCGTGACCATCGAACGCCTAATGAACTCTGGCGTAATTGGGGGGTATGCTGCAATGCAGTACACCCATCCTCAGAACCAGCAGGTTTACCATTACTACGAAGTTAACAAGCGAGATAGTTATGTAATCGTCGCGCAACTTTGCCCGGAGTTTACCGCCCGTCTTGTTGACCGCTGGCAGGAACTGGAGAGCGGGGCCGGAATGGTTGTTCCTCAAACGCTTCCTGAAGCACTCCGACTGGCCTCTGACCTTGCCGAACAGAAGCAACGCCTGAGTGAAGAGCTGGCAATCGCCGCACCTAAGGCTGAATTTGTTGATCGCTACGTCAAAGCCACTGGCTCAATGACATTCCGGCAGGTTGCTAAGCTCCTGAACGCCAAAGAACCCGAGTTCGCGATGTTCCTCATTGAGAACGGCATCATGTACCGGCTAAACCGTGTGCTTACACCGAAGAGCAAACACATCGAAGCAGGGCGCTTTGAAGTTAAGACCGGTACCACCAACCAGACCAACTACGCATTCAATCAGTCTCGCTTCACCGCAAAGGGCGTGCGCTGGATTGGCGGCCTGTGGGCTGAACATACCGCTAAGGGGCAAATTGCGTGAGAGCCATACTGACACCTGAAGTTGCGCCAATATCCGGGGTGGTACTGTTCCGCCCTGGTAACGAATTGCTGTGGCTGTTTCGTCGTGGCCGTGTTGTGATTGAAACGCCTTCCGAAGCAATTCAGCACCTGCCATCAGGTCTTATCCCGGAAGCGCACCAGCCACTGACAGATGATGTCAGCATGCAGACGATTTTCCAGAACGAGCGGGTTATTCAGCGCGCTGGTGGACTGAGTAGCCTTGATGCCTGGCTGGAACGTAAATTCGAATGTCAGTGGCCGCATAATGAATGGCACTCAAAGGACTTTACGGTGATGCGTCACGCTCCAGGAAGCATTCGCCTATGCTGGGGCTGTGATAATCAGTTGCGTGAACAAACTACTGAAAGACTGGCAGGAATTGCCATGCAGAACCTGGTAAAATGGCTGCTCGAAAGGGTGAATATCATGCTGGGTTTCAGCGCTGACCACACCCTGACGCTGCCTGAGTTTTGCTGGTGGATGGTACGTAACGATTTGGCTGACCTTATTCCTGAATCAGTGGCTAACCAGGCACTCAGGATTAAGCCTGAATCGCACAGTTCAGTGATGCGGGAAAGCGACATTGTGCCGTCATTACCGGCTACTGAAATCCTCCAGGAGAAAGTTAAGAAGATAGTCTCGGTGAAGGTCGATCCTGAATCACCTGAATCTTTCATGCTGAGGCCAAAGCGCCGCCGCTGGGAGAACGATAAGTACACCCGCTGGGTCAAGTCGCAGCAGTGCAGTTGCTGCAATAACCCGGCAGACGACCCCCACCACCTGATAGGCCACGGGCAGGGTGGAATGGGTACCAAAGCGCACGACCTGTTTGTGATACCGCTGTGCAGAGCGCATCACGACGAGTTGCACGCTGACCCTGTGGCATTTGAAGCGAAATACGGCGACCAGTTGGTGCTGTTATTTCGGTTTTTAGATCGTGCGCTGGAAATCGGCGTATTGGCATGAAGAGTGGAGAAAACATGCGTGATATTCAGATGGTTTTAGAGCGTTGGGGTGGATGGGCCGCGAGCGATAGTTCTGGCGTGGATTACTCACCAATCGCTGCTGGCTTCAAAGGACTTCTTCTCCAAACAAGCAAATCCCGCCTGTCATGTACTGATGACGATGCCCTAATTATTGAGGGGTGCTTAGCTCGACTTCAAAAACGCAAGCCATATGAGCATTCGCTTTTAGTTGCGCATTATCTCTATGGCATCTCAAAGCGGAAAATCGCGAAAGCGCGAAAGAAGGACGAGAAGTTAATACGCATTGAGATACAGATGGCCGAGGGGTTTATCGAGGGTTGTCTATCTATGTTAGATGTAAAATTGGAAATGGATTGAGATAAAGAATGCGCATAGTATGAAATAACTATGCGCATTACCTTATGCCATCGTAACAAAGCTCATCAAAGGCGTTGCGTCAATTATTATGCTTTTTATAACAGGGTATAAAAGTTCATCGCCATCGAAAAAATCGAAAACAATACGTAGTTCTTTCTCTTTTTCAAATTGTTTTGGTTTTATGAACTTTATGCTGTTAAAAATCTGAACGACACTGTCAATGTCCGTATGAATCATTCTGTTGTCTATTATGCAACTTCTTTCTGTATATAATATTTCTTGTGTTTTAAACTTAACTTTCAAATCTGTTATTGGAGTTTTTTTTGTGAATATTTTTTCGCCAATTTCTAATTTTTTTGATATTTCTTTAAAAAGGCAGAATGCGATTATATGTGCATAACTAATTAGATTCTCATAACGGAAATGCCACATTGAATCGTAATCTTTGAAAATGCTTTTGGAATTGTTTGGATCGTCTAATTTTGAAATGCAGAAGATGAATCTATTATACGAGCTGTAATTAATAATTGAATCATAACGCTCAATAATTAAATGCCCTGGAAAAATGGCGCTTTGCTTTCCCATGCTTAAGTTTTTAATGTCGCCAGACATATGAGAGTGATGACCATAGAATAGAAAGTTAATTAATGGTATCGGAAGATGTATATTACTAAGATTCATATGTGCAAGATAGGTACCTTCATATTTATCAAGAATTTGTTGTTCATATGTGTCTCGATACTCTTGTAAGGTTCCGATCCTTAACGTTCCACATACTCTAAGGTTATGCTCTTGTTTGCAACTTTTAACTAAAAACATGATTAGTTCCTTTATGCAAAAAAATTAAAAATGGTTTACGCGGTCCGCAATTAGTGAAGTATTATGCTAAGAGTGGTCACAACGACACAACACTTATCATAAAAAAACCTCGCCACGGCGGGGTTTTGTTGTTTCTGAGGGCTGCTAATAGGCGGCCTTTTTGTTTCCCCTCGTTCTGAGAGGACTCACGGCAATAAGAGGGGGCTCAATGTCCGATCCTGTTTCTGGCACTACGGTAGTTGCTGGTGGTCTGATGGGGGCCAGCATCTTCGGTCTGGCAACCGGCATAGATTACGGTGTGGTGTTTGGCGCATTCGCTGGTGCTGTGTTCTACGTCGCTACGGCGGTTAATATCAGCCGCCTTAAGCTGGTGGGCTACTTCATCACCTCATTCATCTTCGGCGTTATCGGCGCTCCACTGCTTGGCTCTTACTTCTCCAAATGGACGGGGTATAGCGACAGGCCACTTGATGCTCTGGGCGCGGTAATCGTAGCCGCTATTGCTATTAAGCTGCTGACGTTCGTCAACAGTCAGGATTTGGGTAGCCTGTTTGGAATTCTCTCACGTTTACGTGGTGGAGGGGCCAGCAATGGTAACAAGTGATCCGAGTGCTATGGCAAACGCAATTATCTCTGCTGTTATCGTTATTGCACTGATGTTCTACCAGCGCGGCGGGGCGAGGCATCGTCCTCTGATATCGCTGATGGCTTATTTCACGGTGCTGGTATACGCCAGCGTCCCTTTCCGTTACTTCTTCGGCCTGTACCATGAATCCCATTGGCTTGTGGTGCTGGTAAACGTCCTTATATGCGCCGCCGTTCTCTGGGCTCGGGGAAACGTGGCGCGCCTGGTTGATGTACTGAGGCACTAATGAACCAATCACAATTTCAAAAGGCGGCTGGGCTAAGCGCCGAGTTAGCTGCGCGCTGGTTTCAGCCAGTAAATGACGCGATGAAGGAGTTTGGCATCACCAAGCCGGTAGACAAGGCGATGTTCATCGCTCAGGTAGGGCATGAATCAGCAGGATTCACTTTGCTGGTGGAGAGCTTCAACTACCGGATTGCAGCACTGGCTAACTTCATACGTGCAGGACGCCTCACAGCAGACCAGGCTAACGCTCTTGGCCGACGACCTGAAGAACGTACATTACCCATCGAGCGCCAGCGCGCCATTGCTAACCTGGTATACAGCAAACGCATGGGGAACAACGCTCCCGGAGACGGCTGGTTATACCGTGGGCGTGGACTTATCCAGATTACTGGCCTCAACAACTACCGTGATTGCGGGAACGGGCTGAAGGATGATTTGGTTAAGCAGCCTGAGCTATTAGCCGAAGACGTTTACGCAGCCAGAAGCGCGGCGTGGTTCTTCGCTACTAAGGGATGTCTGAAGTATTCCGGCGACGTACTGCAGGTTACGAAGATTATCAACGGCGGAACGAACGGACTGGAAGATCGTCGCGCTCGCTTCGGCCAGGCCAAAACGGTACTGGTGTGAGGTTGATATGGGATTAGAAACAATCGTCGGTATCGCTGCCCTGATAATGGCGGCTATCGCAGGTGCCTTTGGCATTGGTCATTCACGCGGCACCAGCAAAGCGGAAGCCAAAGCAGACCAGCATCGCACCGAAGAAAAGGCCGCAGCTACTGAAGCAGTAGCCGAACGCCGGGTAGAAGCAACGAAAGAGGCCAGCAATGTACAGCAGACTGTTAATCGCATGCCTGATGACGATGTTGATCGCGAGCTGCGCACAGAATGGACCCGCAAGGGTTGAGGTAGTGGACACTGCTTGCGATTGGGTTAGACCCATTTACGGGACCGCTCATGATTGGGATGTTCTGGACCGCCAGACGAAGAAAGACATCCTGGCGCATAACAAAGCGTGGCAGGCAAACTGCCAGCAACCAAACGTCGCAACCCTCCCCAAAAGATAGGCATTACAGCAGGCATTCACTGAGTGCCTGTGATAATGCTTTTAGATACAATCACCTTAAAATAAAGTGAGGTGAAAATGAGCCCTGAATATATTTCGTACGAAACATTAGTTGCCAACAGAGATGCTGCATTATGGGCATTTTGGTCAATGATTGGTACTTGGGTAGCAGGGGCAATGACCTTTGCTGCTGTTTGTGTTTCGTTGGTAGTTTCCTTTCGACGGCCAAAGCCAAAACTCAAAGCCTCAATTTCTCACATGTTTGTGAATGCAGTCGGCACGATTTACAAAGGCGGTATAGGGGTTAGCATTAACAATCAAGGTGCTAACCCAGTGTCTATATCGATGCTCACCTGGAATTTTGGCAAAGAAACCAGATTAGTCTATGCGGTTGACCCAAGTGCTCATTCCCTGCCTAAAAGGTTGGAGCATGGTGAGTCTGCGTTATTCTTCTTTTGGAATGATGAACATTGTGAATGGGCAAAAGATGTTAAATCGAATGTCTTAAAATCGGGTGGAAAAATAAAGAGGATGCGTCTGGAGGTTAGTTTAGGGACAGGTGATGTCTTCTTTATAAAACCCCCAGAAGGGGTTATAAAAATTATTAACGATGCCTAAATAATTAATAGGCTTGCACTAAAACCACTTGCATCCGCAAGTGGTTTTTTTATTGGAGGTATAATGCAGGTCACTATAGATGGTGTCCCGTATGCACCCGCCTGCGCAATTTCATCGCGGATCGGTATTGCAATAACGACACACCAGCGCGCCGACGTTTTGAAACGAGCGCTTGAACAGCACATGATGCACCTGCCGGCCGGTGCGCTGGTGGTGGTTGTCGATGATGGTTCAAAACCTGCTGCGGTAGTACCCGACGGCGTGCAGCTGCTTCGCCATGAAACATCGCTAGGCATTGTTGCCTCAAAGAACGCCAGCCTGTCAGCTCTGATGGATGCCGGGTGTGAGCATCTTTTTTTGTGGGATGATGATGCCTGGCCAATCTCCGATAACTGGCACCTCCCTTACATCGAATCAACCGAGCCACACCTAGCTTATCAGTTTCTCGACCTAGCTGGTCCACGAAAGATTAACGATATGACCATTCTATACCGGGATGATAAGCACATTGCTTACACCGGGCAGCGCGGAGTGATGCTGTACTACCAACGCAGCGCCATCGAGAAGGTGGGCGGGTTCGATCCGGTGTATGGCCGGGGTATGTATGAGCATCCTGATCTGGCGCTTCGCATTCACAATGCAGGCTTAACGTCTTGGGCGTTCGCTGATGTGGTTGGCTCTGAAAAGTTGATTCACTCAATGGACGAGTACGAAGAAGGCGCGCGCAGCATACCGAGGCCTGAACGTGAAGCACTAGATAAAAAGAACGCTGTGATTTATGGGCAGCGCCGGGATTCAGGATATACAGGCTATGCCGAATATCGATCTCAGCGCGACGTAGTAATCACAACGTTGCTTAACAGCCAGCCAGACCCGCAGCGCGGTACGAAAATGGCGGCCGCACCAGACATGCTAACCAAGTGGGCTGCTTCGCTTCGAAATTGCGGCCGTATTGCGCTGGTGGATGAGCTGCAGACGGCCCCTACAGATGTTGAGCTGTACCGCGTTCCTGACGTGAAGATGAATGTCTACTTCCGGCGCTGGCTGCACATCTGGCAGCACCTGCGAGATCACTCTGAATACCGGTTCGTCTGGTGTACCGATGGTACCGATGTCGAAATGCTTCGCGCGCCGTGGGAAGAAATGGAGCCCGGAAAGGTGTATGTCGGTTCTGAACCGAAGACCTACGCCGACTCTTGGGCGAAACAGAATCATCCTGAGCGTATCTATCAGGAGTTCATTGAAGCGCACCGCGGCGATGTGATGCTTAACGCTGGCCTGCTGGGTGGAACCCGCGCAGATGTAATGGCGTTTGCTCACGGCATTATCAGGCTTTACTACCGGATCGAGAGTTATCGTTTCTGGAAGAAAGAACAGGCTGGCGCCGCGGTGGGTGACATGCTGGCGTTCGGTATTGTCGCGCAGTCATTCGCTGACAGGCTGGTCACCGGCCCTCTGGTACATACCGTTTTCAAAACTGATGGTATCGGTAAGGAGGCCGCATGGTGGAAACACAAGTGAAGTTTGTTGTGGTTGGCCATCACTCTCGCACAGGTTATGCGCAAAGACTTGCCGCGATGCTGGATGCTCATCTGCTTATTGATGACGGTAACCGCGGCGCGAACTGGAATCATCGTCGCGCTATCGAATGGGCTGCTGAGCAACCTTGCCGGGTAGTGGTGTTGGAAGACGACGCGCTTCCTGTGCAGGGCTTCACCGATAAGGTAACGGACTGGCTGGTGCGCTTCCCTGACGACATGCTGAGCTTTTATCTCGGTACCGGCCGACCGCCGCAGTATCAAAAAGAGATTGCCGGAATGCTGGTGGATGCGGATCGCGTCTGTGGTGACCACATCGTATTAAGCAAGCTGATTCACGGCGTATGTTATAGCCCTCCTCGGGTAAGTTTGGCGCGCATGCTCAGCACATGGAACAAAACGCTGGCAGCTGATTACGCTGTCGGTGAGGCATTCGGTGGTCGGGTGATTTATCCGTGTTACTCGCTGGTGGATCATGCCGACATGCAGACGGTCGAGCGTCACCCTGACAACGAGCCGAGGACGGAACGCCGCCGCGCATGGAGACTGGCATGAACAAAGAGCCCCGCATATATGGCAGCCGATGGGATAAGGCCCGTCTGCGTTTCCTGCAGCAGCACCCACTATGTGTGATGTGCGAGCAGCAGGGGCGAATTACCCCAGCAACGGTGGTTGACCATATCGAGCCCCACAAACTCAAAGATGCGCTTAAGTCAGGTAACCCGCTGGCCATATCGAAAGCACAGCTCCTGTTCTGGAGTAAAGAGAACTGGCAGCCACTGTGCAAAGCGCATCATGACTCAACGAAACAGAGAATGGAGAAGAGCGGCGCGGTAATAGGCTGTGATGCCAACGGCTACCCGCTCGATCCTGCGTCTCACTGGAGCACGTAATGAAAGACCTCATCATTGAATACCGAGACGGTAAGTTTGTTCAGCTGGCGATTGATGGCGTGGAGATGAAGAACGTGACATCCATTCAGTTCTCGCACGCTGTAGGGCAGGAGGTGCCGACAGTGACCGTCTCAGGGCATGTTGTCTCCGGGCGTGGGAAAGGCACTCAGAAACTCGAACAGGTAGACAAACATTCGGCATAGCGCGGCGGCGGCAAGTCGATTACCTATCATGTGAAATCATTTCAAATGCAATGATATCAAATGAGAATGAATCGCATCAGGGCAGGGGGGGGATCAAATCTTCAAAACCTTTGCCCCAAATGACCGCCGCCAAAGTTTGATTTTAACGCTAACCCGATTTTTTTAGTTTTAAGGTGTTGACATATGGCAGATAAACGAACCCGTTCCGACAGTTCGGCGGCAGCGGTTCAGGCCATGAAAAATGCAGCAGTGGACACCATCGATCCTCCGTCCCATGCAGGTTTGGAAAAAAAAGCCGAACCATTCTGGCATGACAATATCAGATCGAAAGCTCTGGACAGCTGGACGCCAGCCGACCTTCTGGCCGCCGTAGAACTGGCAAATAACCAGCTCTATATCACCGTTTTACGCAAGGATTTACGCAAAGAAGAACGCCTTCGCGGAGAGGCGCGAGACGAAGGGCTAATCAAAGACCTCCGTAAGCAAATTGTTGAACTGCAGCGAACCATCCTGGCTCAGCGCCGTGACCTGCAGATCCATTCCCACGCAACCAACGGCGAAAGCCGCGACCAGAAGAAACGCAATCAGAATGATCGTGATGCACGAAATACCAAAACCGAGCATCAGGACCAGGACGACAACCTGATCGCCTTTCCCAAGCACGGATAAAATCCTATGACGCGAGGTGAGCGTGTAATAGCGTTCATTGAGCGCTTTTGCATCGTGCCGGAAGGCAAGCTTATCGGCCAGCCTATGCGGTTGGACCCCTTTCAGAAAGAATTCATCCTGGCGGTTTACGACAATCCAGCCGGAACGGATATGGCGATCCTCAGCATCGCCCGAAAAAATGGTAAGACTGGCCTAATTGCCGGAATTCTGCTGGCTCACCTGGTAGGGCCTGAAGCGGTGCAGAACACGCAGATTGTCAGCGGTGCACTCAGCCGGGAACAGGCGGCCATCGTTTTTAACCTCGCGGTGAAGATGGTTAACCTGAACCCCAAGCTGCAGGAGATTGTGCACATTACGCCCAGCGGCAAAAAGCTGATCGGCCTGCCGTGTAACGTCGAATACAAGGCTTTATCCGCAGAAGGAAAGACGACGCACGGCCTTTCCCCCATTCTGGCCATTCTCGATGAAACCGGGCAGGTTAGGGGGCCGCAGGATGATTTTATCGATGCAATAACTACCGCGCAGGGGGCGCATGAAAACCCGCTGCTGATTGTTATCAGTACGCAGGCAGCAAACGATGCTGACCTGCTGAGCATCTGGATTGATGATGCGGTCAAATCGAAAGATCCGCACATCGTGTGCCACGTTTATGAAGCGCCAAAAGACGCTGATATCAGTAAACGCGAGTCCTGGCTGGCTGCGAACCCGGCACTGGGAACATTCAGGTCAGAAAAAGACATGGCGCGCCAGGCTGAGAAAGCTGGCCGAATGCCAAGCTTCGAAAACACCTTCCGAAACCTCAACCTCAATCAGCGCGTGTCTACCGTATCGCCGTTTATCTCCCGCAGCGTGTGGGAGCTTTGCGGAGAGATGCCGATTAACACGCCGAGGAAGTGGTACGCGGGGCTGGATCTGTCAGCCAGGAACGACTTAACGGCGCTGGTTATCGCTGGTGAAGCAGATGATGGTGTCTGGGATGTTTTCCCCTTCTTCTGGACACCGCAAAAAACCCTTGAAGAGCGAACCAAAACGGACCGCGCACCCTATGACGTTTGGGTGAGAGAAGGGCTGCTGCGCACCACGCCAGGCGCTTCGGTGGATTACTCATTCGTCGTTGCGGATATCGCTGAAATTATCGGTGATTTCGACCTTACGTCGATGGCTTTTGACCGCTGGCGCATTGACCAGTTCAGGAAGGATGCCGATGCCATTGGGCTGAGCCTCCCGCTGGTCGAGTTCGGCCAGGGCTTTAAGGATATGGGGCCAGCTGTAGACACGCTGGAGTCTCTGATGCTTAACGGGCGTGTGAGGCATGGCATGCACCCCGTATTAACGATGTGTGCTGTGAATGCGGTGGTGGTGAAAGATGCTGCTGGCAACCGCAAGCTCGATAAATCCAAAGCAACGGGCCGTATTGATGGCATGGTCGCAATGACAATGTCCGTTGGTGCTGCTAATGGGGAAGTTACCGAACAGGGTGGTGACTTCGACGACTTCATTTTCCGACCGCTGAGCATGTGATGGAAGAACCTAAATACACGATTGATCTGCGAACCAATAACGGCTGGTGGGCAAGGCTACAGTCCTGGTTTGTCGGCGGGCGTTTAGTCACCCCAAATCAGGGCTCACAGACGGGGCCTGTTTCGGCCCACGGACACCTGGGCGATTCATCCATTAACGATGAACGGATACTGCAAATTTCGACTGTGTGGCGCTGCGTGAGTCTGATTTCAACGCTCACGGCATGCTTACCGCTTGATGTCTTCGAAACTGACCAGAATGACAACCGTAAAAAAGTGGATTTGAGCAATCCGCTGGCGCGACTGCTGCGCTACTCACCGAATCAGTACATGACCGCCCAGGAATTCAGGGAGGCCATGACGATGCAGCTCTGTTTCTACGGTAACGCATATGCACTGGTGGATCGCAACAGCGCAGGTGACGTGATCAGCCTTCTCCCGCTTCAGTCTGCCAATATGGATGTGAAACTCGTCGGAAAAAAAGTGGTTTATCGCTATCAACGCGACAGCGAATACGCCGACTTTTCGCAGAGAGAGATTTTTCACCTTAAAGGCTTCGGATTCACCGGGCTGGTCGGCCTGTCACCCATTGCTTTTGCCTGTAAATCGGCTGGGGTGGCAGTTGCGATGGAGGACCAGCAGCGAGATTTCTTTGCCAATGGTGCCAAGTCTCCGCAAATCCTCTCAACCGGCGAAAAAGTGCTGACTGAACAGCAGCGCTCGCAGGTCGAAGAGAACTTCAAAGAAATCGCCGGCGGCCCGGTAAAAAAACGCCTCTGGATTCTGGAAGCGGGCTTTTCCACATCGGCAATTGGCGTAACGCCACAGGATGCCGAAATGATGGCGTCCCGAAAATTCCAGGTTAGCGAGCTGGCGCGATTCTTTGGCGTACCGCCTCACCTTGTTGGCGACGTCGAGAAATCAACGAGCTGGGGATCGGGCATCGAGCAGCAGAATCTCGGCTTCCTGCAGTACACCCTGCAGCCCTATATCTCCCGGTGGGAAAACAGCATTCAGCGGTGGCTTATTCCTGCTAAGGATGTTGGCCGCATTCATGCTGAGCACAACCTCGACGGCCTGCTGAGGGGCGATTCGGCATCCCGCGCTGCCTTTATGAAGGCAATGGGAGAGTCCGGCCTCCGTACCATCAACGAAATGCGCCGAACGGACAACATGCCGCCATTACCTGGTGGCGATGTGGCGATGCGACAGGCGCAGTATGTGCCAATTACCGACTTAGGAACCAACAAAGAGCCCCGTAATGACGGGGCTTAATTTTTATGGGGGCCGTGATGCCTGAAATTGTAAAAACGCTGTCTTTCGACGAGACAGAAATCAAGTTCACCGGTGACGGGAAGCAGGGGATTTTCGAAGGCTATGCCTCAGTTTTCAATAACACCGATTCCGATGGCGACATCATTCTGCCCGGGGCGTTTAAGAACGCACTGGCGAACCAGACCCGCAAAGTGGCGATGTTTTTCAACCACAAGACGTGGGAGCTGCCGGTTGGTAAATGGGACAGCCTGGCCGAAGACGAAAAAGGCCTGTATGTGCGCGGTCAACTTACCCCAGGGCACAGCGGCGCCGCCGACCTGAAAGCGGCAATGCAGCACGGTACGGTTGAAGGTATGTCGGTTGGCTTTTCCGTTGCGAAAGACGATTACACCATCATTCCAACAGGCCGCATTTTTAAGAATATCCAGGCTCTGCGCGAAATCAGCGTCTGCACTTTCCCCGCCAACGAACAGGCTGGCATTGCAGCCATGAAAAGTGTCGACAGTATTGAAACAATCCGTGATGTGGAGAACTGGCTGAGGGATTCAGTCGGGCTCACCAAATCACAGGCAGTTGGGCTAATAGCCCGGTTTAAGTCAGCGATTCGGAGCGAGTCCGAGGGCGGCGGAAACGAAGAACAAATCAAAGCTCTGCTTCAGAGCATCCAATCTTTCCCTTCTAACTTAGGAAAATAATTATGTCTGAACTCGCTCTCATTCAAAAAGCTATTGAAGAATCCCAGCAGAAAATGTCCCAGCTTTTCGATGCACAGAAAGCAGAAATTGAAAGCACGGGTAAGGTTTCCAAACAGCTGCAGGCCGACCTGGTGAAGGTACAGGAAGAACTGACCAAATCCGGTACCCGCCTCTTCGATCTTGAACAGAAACTGGCATCCGGCGCTGAGAATCCCGGTGAGAAGAAATCCTTCTCTGAGCGAGCTGCTGAAGAGCTCATCAAGTCATGGGACGGTAAACAGGGCACCTTCGATGCGAAGACGTTCAATAAGTCGCTCGGCAGTGACGCTGACTCTGCTGGAGCACTGATCCAGCCAATGCAGATTCCAGGCATTATCATGCCGGGACTGCGCCGTCTGACCATTCGTGACCTGCTGGCTCAGGGCCGCATTTCCAGTAACGCTCTGGAATATGTGCGTGAAGAGGTGTTTACCAATAACGCCGATGTGGTGGCTGAGAAAGCGCTGAAGCCTGAATCGGATATCACCTTCAGCAAACAGACCGCGAACGTGAAGACCATCGCGCACTGGGTGCAGGCGTCACGTCAGGTGATGGATGATGCACCAATGCTGCAGTCTTACGTCAACGGTCGTCTGATGTATGGTCTGGCGCTGAAGGAAGAAAATCAGCTGCTGAACGGCGACGGCACCGGGGATAACCTGGAAGGCCTGAACAAAGTGGCAACTGCTTATGACACCTCGCTGAATGTTTCAGGTGACACCCGCGCAGATATTATCGCTCATGCAATTTACCAGGTGACCGAGTCTGAGTTTAGCGCTTCCGGTATCGTCCTGAACCCGCGCGACTGGCACAACATTGCGCTGCTGAAAGATAACGAAGGCCGCTATCTCTTCGGCGGCCCGCAGGCCTTCACCAGCAACATCATGTGGGGCCTGCCGGTGGTACCGACCAAGGCACAGGCAGCGGGTACCTTCACTGTGGGCGGTTTCGACATGGCCTCTCAGGTGTGGGATCGCATGGATGCCACCGTGGAAGTCAGCCGTGAAGACCGCGATAACTTCGTGAAAAACATGCTGACCATCCTGTGCGAAGAGCGCCTGGCGCTGGCGCACTATCGCCCGGCGGCAATCATCAAGGGCACCTTCTCTTCTGGCTCATGATGGAGGGGGCGGGGTAACCCGCCCTTATAACGTATGGCGATAGATGTTCTGGATGTAATTAGCCTCCCCCTTTTCAAACAGCAGATTGAGTTTGAGGAGGATGACAGGGACGAGCTGATCACGCTGTACGCACAGGCAGCCTTTGACTACTGCTACCGGTGGTGTGATGAACCGGCATGGAAAGCGGCAACTGACATTCCTGCAGCAGTGAAGGGCGCCGTACTGCTGGTATTTGCGGACATGTTTGAACACCGCACCGCGCAAAGCGAAGTACAGCTTTATGAGAACGCCGCCGCAGAACGGATGATGTTCATCCATCGCAACTGGCGCGGTAAATCTGAACCTGAGGAGGGCTCCTGATGGAACCTGGACGATTTAGGCACCGGGTAAAAATTCTCACCTTCACGACTTCGCGCGATCCATCTGGTCAGCCGGTTGAATCGTGGACTGGTGGCAACCCGGTCCCGGCTGAGGTAAAGGGGATCAGCGGCAGAGAGCAGCTTTCAGGCGGCGCGGAAACGGCGCAGGCAACCATTCGCGTCTGGATGCGCTTCAGGGCTGAGCTGAACGCCTCTTCTCGTCTGGAAGTGCTCAGCGGCCCGTATAAAGGTCAGGTGCTAAATATCATCGGTCCTCCTGTAGCAAATGCGACCGGCACTCGCCTGGAAATTCTTTGCAAAACGGGAGCTGAAAAATGATTGAGACGTGCCTCGATTTTTCCGGGTTAAATGACATCGCAAAGGATCTGGAGGCGCTTAGCCGCGCTGAAAACAACAAGGTTCTGCGTGACGCCACGCGCGCTGGCGCCGAAGTGCTTAAGGAAGAAGTGATCGCCCGCGCGCCGGTGCGTACCGGGAAACTGAAAAAAAACGTGGTGGTGGTGACCCAAAAAAGCCGCCGCCGCGGGGAAATTTCTTCTGGTGTCCACATTCGTGGTGTTAACCCGCGCACCGGGAACAGCGATAACACGATGAAGGCGAATAACCCGAGAAACGCCTTTTACTGGCGATTCGTCGAAATGGGTACCGTTAACATGCCGCCGCACCCTTTCATTCGTCCCGCGTTCGATGTACGCCAGGAGCAGGCGACGGAGGTCGCAATCAGGCGCATGAACCAGGCCATTGACGAGGCATTAAGCAAATGACGGAAGACGATCTCTATCCTCTGTTGGCGCCGCTGGCCGGAGGGCAGGTTTATCCCTACGTTGCGCCGCTCGGCAGTGACGGGAATCCTTCAGTCTCTCCGCCCTGGGTAATTTTCTCGATTATTGCCGACGTGGCCGCAGACGTTCTTTGCGGTCAGGCTGAATCTGCCGTTTCTGTGCAGGTTGATGTCTATTCCAGCACCATCGCTGAAGCGCGCACGATCAGGAATATGGCGCTTGATGCACTGCAGGTGCTGAAGCCGGAAAACATTGTGAAAACGCCGGGCTATGAGCCTGATCTGCGCTATCACCGGGCAACGCTCGAATTTCAGGTAACCGTTTAACTTTACCCACCATAACAGACCGCTCCGGCGGTCTTTTTTTTAACTGGAGAAACCATGACCAGTAAGTATGAAGTCACAAAGGGGATGACCTTTGCCGTCTCCGACGCACCCGTAACCGCCGAGGATTTTAACGCCTCAGGTTTCCCGGGGGCTGGCGTTACCTGGCTGGAAGCAGCCTGTGCAACAAAGGAGATCACCTTCACCGGCGGGCAGAAAGGGGATATCGACGTAACCACGCTGTGCTCAACTGAACAGGAGCAAACCAACGGCCTCGCCGCGCCAGCTGAAATGAGCATTACCCGTAACTGGGTTGGCGATGAAGCAGCACAGGAGGCACTGCAGACCGCTTACGAAAATGACGAACTGCGCGCGCTGCGCGTGGTATTCCCGTCTGGCAACGGTTTCTACGTGCTGGTGGAGGTACGCCAGAGCTCATGGTCTGCTGCAACCTCTTCCGTTGTTGGCGCTACCTATTCTCTGCGAGTACGCGGCAAACCTAAACGCATCCACGCGTCTGGTTCCTGAGCGGCTTCGGCCGCTTTTTTTATCCCTCCGATCATGTAACAAGAGAAAAATGAAATGCCGCAAAAAACATCACAGAATTCATTACGCAACGTGGCGCTTACAGCATCGAAAGCCTACCGCACCAAAGAAGGTATCACGGTCCCTGAATGGGATGGCGCAAAGGTAACGCTGCGTGAACCCTCTGGCGATGCCTGGGTGAAATTCCGGGAGATCGTTAATCCCCAGCTCGCCGAGGGCGAAGAGGCACCGACGCTGACGGAGGCGGAAAAGTTTCTGCGTAACAAAGAGGCTGATGTGGTTCTGTTTATTGACGTTCTGCTGGATGAAAACGGCGAGCGAGTATTCAGTGATGAGGATCAGGAGCAGGTATCTAAAATTTATGGTCCTGTGCACTCCCGCCTGCTGGCTCAGGCCCTCAACCTCGGAATGAGCCAGGAAGAAGCGGGAAAGCCGTAAAGCAGCCGCTGACCTTCTTCCTGATGTCGCTGGCGCTCCGGATGGGGCGAACCTTACAGGAGTTGCGCCAGACCATCACCGCCAGCGAGCTTAAAATGTGGATCGAGTTCGACCGCATAAGTCCTGTGGGCGACTGGAGGCAGGATGCTCAGGCGGCGCAAATTGCTGTCGCAACCCTTAACTCTCAGGGCGGGAAATTCACTATTCCTGACGTGATGCTGAAATGGGGTGAGCAGGAAGAAGGCTCCGAAGTCTCTGAACTTGAAGAATGGATGTCCAGTCTTTGACGCCCGCGGCTGCGGGCATTTTTATGGGTGAAATATGGCAACGCTGCGCGAGCTAATCATCAAAATTTCGGCGAACTCTTCTTCTTTCCAGTCAGAGATCGCCAGAGCGTCCCGCATGGGAACGGATTACTACCGCACTATGGAACAGGGCGGGAAAAAAGCTGCAGCGGCCACGCGTGAAACTCAGCGGTCTTTGGCCGAGCTGAATTCTCAGCTTGCAGCAGTACGGTCTTCTGCAGCCAGCCTTGCCGGTGCGTGGGCTGGTGCATTTGCCACGCATCAGCTGATAGCATTTGCCGACACGTGGAACCAGTTGAATGGACGTCTTCGTCTGGCATCCTCTTCCAGTGAGGATTACGTGCAATCCCAGCGCGTGCTTATGGAAATTAGCCAGCGTACCGGAACATCACTCGAAGCAAACAGTAACCTTTACAGCCGAATTGCCCAGTCCCTGCGTGATGCCGGTTACGCTTCTGCTGACGTCGCAAAAGTGACGGAAACCGTTGCAACCTCATTGAAGCTGTCTGGCGCCAGTACCGAAGAGGCGAGCTCTGTTATCACACAGTTGAGCCAGGCGCTTGGCTCAGGCGTTTTGCGAGGGGAAGAATTTAACTCCATCATGGAGAACGGCGGCCGCCTGGCAAAACTGCTGGCTGATGGACTGGGTACCACCGTCGGCGGCCTGCGTAATATGGCCAACAACGGTGAGCTGACGACCGATAAAATTGTTCCTCTTTTGACGAACGTCGAAATACTGCGCAAAGAGTTCGATACCCTTCCTGCGTCAGTAAGCGGTTCCGCACAGAAAGTGCAAAACGCCTTTCTCGCCTGGGTAGGTGGGGCGAATGATGCGGTTGGTGCATCTTCTACGCTCTCCGGCGTGCTGGATGGCCTGGCGAATAACATCGATGATGTGGCAAATACTGCAGGTATTCTGGTTGGCGTAGGGCTTGCTCGTTATTTTGGAAACATGGTCGGCAGCGTCGCTCAGTCTACCCGGGCAGTGCTCGCTAATACGGCCGCCGAGGTCGCACTGGCGCAGGCTCAGGTTCGTGGCGCTAAGGTTAGCGTTGCTGCTGGTCGCCAGGCTATTTACCGCGCACAACAGGCGCGCGCAGCGGCGACGAGCATTGAGGCTCAGATTGTCGCAGAACGTAACCTTGCTGCAGCTCAGGCATCGCTGAACACGGCCATTGCTGGCAGGGCTTCTGCCGTTAATAACCTCACAAACACGGCCTCGGTGATGTCCCGTCTTGGTAGTGGCGTTCTTGGCATTCTCGGTGGCTGGCCTGGTGTCATTATCGGTGCAGGTGCGGCCATGTATGGTTTGTATCAGCATACTCAGCAGGTACACCGTGAGGCTGTCGGCTTTGCCAACAACCTTGACGAGATCAACACCAAACTGCAGCAGATGTCGGTACTTGGCCTGCGTTCGACCGCAGCCGATGCGCGTACATCTTTACAGGCGCAAAAACAGGACCTGGCCGACCTCGACTCTCAGATCGCGAAGGTGAAAGACAGCCTTAAGGCGGTTGACCAAATCCAGCAGGACTACAACCGCCATCCGACGCTGACCATGATCAACACCTTCATGGACCAGGCCGACATCACGGCCAAAAACATCGAGCTGACTGATAAGCTGAACCAGCTGGAGTACCAGCGCGAACAGGCAGCCTCAAAAGTCGAGCAAACTCAGAAGCTGGTTAACCAGGCCAGTGATCTGGCCACGCAAAAGGCTATCGAACAGGCTGGCGCTGTCTCAATCCTGAAAGGTGCGTATGACCTGCTTAACCGCTCAATGTCAGCGACCGCTGGCGCCAAGCCGCCACAATATGCCGGGCCCGTCGTTTCACTGGCGAATGCAACACCACAACAGCAAACCGCACTGGAGCGCTCGCGCCGCGATAATGAGCTGGCCAGCTTAAGCGGATTAGAGAAACTCCATCAGCAGCATGTGTATGAAGCAGAAGACCTGAAGCTGACGGGGGCGCTTTACACCCAGTACATCTACAACAAGGATCAGGCAGCCAAAAAGGATGCAGCGGCTGCGGAGGCAAAAAAAACCTCTACCGCCGCCTCGAAAGCGCAGAGTAAAGCCGAGCGCGAAGCGGCCAGCACCGCCGAACAGTATTCCCGGAAAATGGCCGATCTGAGCGTGGCTATCGACGTGCAACGCGTTCGGGCCACAGAAGGCGAAAAAGCCTCGGAGCTGTACGCGGCATCGCACCAGGCAGGCACTAAATGGACCGACGAGCAGCGCAGGGCAATCCAGGCATCATCAGCAGAGCTGGCAAAATGGACGCAAAAAGCCGACGAGAATGTACGCAAGCAGCGCGAACAAGCGGATGCCATGAAGGATTTAACTGAAGCGGCCCGAAAGTTCAGGGATGAGGCGACGCTGACAACCGAAACCGCAGGCATGAGCGATCGCCAGCGCAGCCGGTTCGACGAGACGCAACAGATCGACCGTGTTTTTGCTAAAACGGACGGCGGTACCGAGGCCATCGCGCAGCGCGCCGCAGCCCTCGATGCTCTGGATAAGAAATACAAGGCTATTGCAGCAGCTGAAGCGGATTGGATGTCCGGAGTATCACGCGGCTATGCAAACTGGTTTGATGAAATCAGTAACGTATCCGGCACGGTTTCTGATGGGGTTAAAACCACACTCGACAGCGCGTTTGGTAACGTCACCTCAATGTTAGAAGGCAATAAGGTTAGCTGGAAATCGTGGGGTATTTCTGTCCTGCAGATTATCGAAAAAGTGGCTCTGCAGATGGCGGTGGTTAGCGCGATGGGTGGGGCCTCTTCCGGTTCTGGCATCTTTGGCTCACTCATCGGCAGTGTAGGCAGCTTCTTCGGGGGCGGGGCGGGAGCATCAGCCAGCACCGGTACGGCGGTTTCCAGTTACGGATCGAACTTCCAGTTTAACGCCAAAGGCGGCGTTTATGATTCCCCCTCTCTGAGCGCTTTCAGTAATGGGATCGTCAGAAACCCCACCATGTTCGCTTTCGCAAAAGGCGGTGCCGGAATCATGGGCGAGGCTGGTCCGGAGGCAATCATGCCGCTAACCCGTGCGCCGGATGGTTCTCTCGGTGTTCGTGCTGTCGGAGGTGGCGGAGGTCAGTCCGTATCGTCGGCGCCACAGGTTTATATCAACATCGATGGTAACGGAAACACTCAAACACAGGCGACGACTGGCTACGAACAATTTGCGCGAGAAGTTGGTGCTTTTACAGATAAGCGTTACAGGGAGCTGATAATGAGAGATTTATCTCCAGGTGGGGCTATCTGGAACATGACGAAAGGGGAGCGTTAATGGCCATTGAAACTTTTGCATGGTGCCCAAGAATTAACGCTGAGGCTGATACGACATTCCGGACGAGGAAAGCGAAGTTTGGCGATGGATATGAGCAGGTGTCTGGTGATGGATTAAACGCCAGAAGTCAGGAGTGGACGCTTAATTTCACAGGAAATGAATCCTATATCGAGGCCATAAAGACTTTTCTTGACAGGCACGGCGGTACCAAAGCGTTTCAGTGGAAACCGCCACTTGAACCATTAGGGCTTTATCGCTGCGAGGCGTATAAACCTACGGGGCTGGGCGCCGGGAAATTTAACCTTGAAGCAACATTCATACAGGCATTCCGACCATGAGTCTTAACGCAGATTTTCAGAAGCTCGAACCTGGCGATGTGGTCAGGCTTTTCGAAGTGGATGGCACGGCATTTGGTACCGGTGATGTGCTGCGATTTCACAGCTACAGTCTTGCGCACTCTGAGGCCGAAATTATCGCTGCCGGCGGTGATGAAAATAAACTGCCTGCAAAATCTATCTGGTGGCAGGGGGAGGAGTATAAAGCCTGGCCCTGCCAGATTGAGGGGATCGAAGCATCTACGAGTGGAAGCAGCGCGCAGCCAAAATTATCTGTGGCTAACCTTGATAGCTCCATAACGGCACTTTGCCTGGCTTATGACGATATGCTGCAGGCGAAAGTGACCATCCATGACACGCTGGGCAAATATCTTGACGCGATTAACTTTGCCGACGGCAATCCAACAGCTGACCCGACCCAGGAAAAGCTGAAGGTTTTCTACATCGATGCAAAGAGTAGTGAAACCAACGAAGTGGTTGAGTTCACGCTATCCAGCCCGATGGACCTGCAGGGACAAATGATCCCTACGCGGCAGCTTCACTCCCTGTGCACCTGGTGCATACGGAACAAGTATCGCACCGGCGACGGCTGCGATTATGCCGGGACCAACTATTTCGACAAAAACAACAACCCAGTCAGCGATCCGTCGCTTGATGAATGCAACGGCACGCTGACGGCCTGCAAACTTCGGTTCGGTGAAAATAACGAGCTCTCGTTTGGTGGCTTCCCGGGCACGTCTTTGATCAGGAGTTGATATGCGTCAGAAAACCATTGATGCGATTATGGCGCATGCTGCAGTTGAATATCCTCATGAGTGTTGCGGCGTGGTGGCGCAGAAAAGCCGCGTTGAACGTTATTTCCCGTGCCGGAATCTTGCTGCGGCGCCGGAGGACAGTTTTGTCCTTTGCCCCGAAGACTACGCAACTGCTGAGGACTGGGGAACGGTGATCGCCATCGTTCACAGTCACCCTGACGCCACAACGCAACCGAGCGAACTGGATAAAGCGCAGTGCGACGCAACGCTTTTACCCTGGCATATTGTGAGCTGGCCGGAGGGTGATTTACGCACCATCCAGCCGCGCGGAGAACTGCCGCTGCTGGAGCGTCCGTTTGTTCTTGGGCATTTTGACTGCTGGGGTCTGGTTATGAGCTATTTCCGGCAAACGCATGGTATCGAGCTCCACGATTACCGTGTGGATTATCCCTGGTGGGAAAACGACTATCCGGACAACTTCTATCAGGATTGCTGGTATGAGTGCGGATTCCGTGAATTCGACGGGCCACCGAAGTCCGGCGATATGGTGATCATGCAGGTCCAGGCCGATAAGTGGAATCACGCGGGAATTCTGCTGGAGGGAAATATGCTGCTGCACCACCTGTACGGACATCTGAGCCAGCGCGTGCCGTATGGTGGCTACTGGCAGGAAAGAACGATGAAGATTTTACGTTACAAATCTCTGTGCTAACCTCTTGTTAATTTAAACAAGGGGATGATGGAATGAGGAATGTTTTAATTTTAGCGTTGGTCACATTTTTGTTGGGCTGCACTGAAAGAGCGCGACCAGCAGATGAAATCGATCATGAAAGTGGACTGGTTAAAATATTCAGCACTAAAAATTTTAATACTGCGCAAGATAGGGCTGATATTCTTTGCGGCAAAAAATCATATTATGTGAAAGCACTTCATGAAAGTAATTTGGTACTTTTAAGAAACAACCTCTCCGACTTATATTTGTTCGATTACATTCCTTTTCAGTGTGAGCTGAAAGCAGCCGCAAACGCGGGAAACTCTGAAGCTAAAGCGCTCTATGACAAAAAACTTACTGATGCATATCGTAATCTTGAAGAGTCTAAAAGAAATCAGTACGAAGCGCATAAAGCTTATGCCAAAAAGCATGGGATTGATTCATATAGCACAGTAAACCCTGATGGCAGCATAGAGGCTCACACCATAGATTCCAGCGGTAACGCTTGTCATAGCACTGTCGGTATATATGGAGGGGAAACAGTCTGTGACTAATTTATGTTGCTTTAATTAGTCAATTTTCGAGGTTCATATGACAGAAAATATGACTCAAATTGAACTCGGTGGCATTCTGGGTAAAACATTTGGGAAAATGCACTACCGGCTTATTAGTAAGACCAGTGAGGCTACTCGCAGTTTAGCGGCAACACTGGACGGTTTTGAGAAGTTTATGATCTCCAGCCAGCGGAGGGGATTAACATATGCTGTTTTTAAGGGTAAGAAAAATATAGGTCTGGATGATTTAGGCTTTCCAGTTTCCGGTGAAGTGATCCGGATTGTCCCTGTAGTAATAGGAAGTAAAAAAGCGGGATTACTGCAAACAATTCTCGGAGCGGTATTAGTGGTAGTGGGTGTGGTTACCTCTGCATATGGTGGAGCACCATTGATCGGCGCAGGTATTGGTATGATGGCTGGTGGTATCGTCCAAATGCTATCACCTCAGCCAACCGGATTAGCCAGTAAACAAAGCGCAGATAACCGCGCATCTTATGCATTCGGTGGCGTGACAAACACCGCTGCTCAGGGCTACCCGGTACCTCTCCTTTATGGTCGCCGGCGAATCGGCGGAGCGATTATCTCAGCCGGAATTTATGTCGAAGATCAACAGTAGATAACAATCCTTTTTTCAGGCCACCTCCGGGGGGCTTTTTTTATGGGCGCAATATGGCTACAGAAAAAGTTTTAAAGGGCCGCAAGGGCGGCAGCTCAAGTTCCCGAACCCCTACCGAACAGCCTGATGATCTGCAATCTGTAGCGAAGGCAAAAATCCTTGTTGCGCTTGGGGAAGGGGAGTTTGCAGGGCAGCTAACCGGTAAAGATATCTACCTGGACGGAACGGCCCTGGAAAATGCTGACGGCTCCCAAAACTTCAGCGGCGTGACGTGGGAGTTTCGCGCGGGAACGCAGGCGCAAAAATATATTCAGGGTATTCCCGGTACCGAAAACGAAATCAGCGTGGGAACTGAGGTATCAAGCGCTACAGCCTGGACGCGCACGTTTACCAATACGCAGCTTTCAGCAGTTCGCCTGCGTCTGAAATGGCCCTCGCTTTTCAAACAGGAGGACGACGGCGATCTGGTGGGTTACTCGGTCAATTATGCGATTGACCTGCAGACGGACGGCGGCGCATGGCAGACGGTACTCAATACCAGCGTGACCGGAAAAACGACGTCTGGTTATGAGCGCAGCCATCGTATTGATTTACCGCAGGCTGGGAGCACCTGGACAATCCGCCTGCGTAAGATTACCTCTGACGCCAACAGCGCGAAGATCGGCGACACGATGACGCTGCAGAGCTTCACCGAGGTGATTGACGCCAAACTACGCTACCCGAACACCGCGCTGCTTTACATCGAATTCGACTCAAGCCAGTTCAACGGCTCTATTCCTCAAATTTCATGCGAACCGCGCGGCCGCGTTATCCGCGTTCCAGATACCTACGACCCTGAAACTCGCACTTATAGCGGTACATGGACCGGTGCGTTTAAGTGGGCATGGACGGATAACCCTGCGTGGATTTTTTACGATCTGGTTGTTTCTGACAGGTTCGGCCTCGGGCACCGTTTGACCGCTGCGAATATTGATAAATGGACGCTTTATCAGGTTGCTCAGTATTGTGATCAGATGGTACCAGACGGCAAAGGGGGCAACGGTACAGAACCACGTTATACCTGCAATGTGTACATTCAGGACCGGAACGACGCCTACACAGTCCTGCGTGATTTTGCCGCTATCTTCCGTGGCATGACCTACTGGGGCGGGGATCAGATTGTGGCCCTGGCTGACATGCCGCGCGATGTTGATTACAGCTATACGCGCGCTAACGTTGTTGGCGGTCGCTTCACCTATTCGAGCAGCACCACGAAAAGCCGCTACACCACAGCACTGGTTTCATGGTCAGACCCGGGTAACGCTTATGCCGACGCAATGGAGCCGGTATTTGAGCAGGCGCTGGTGGCGCGATACGGCTTCAATCAGCTGGAAATGACAGCCATCGGCTGCACCAGGCAGTCAGAAGCGAACCGAAAGGGGCGCTGGGGTATTCTCACCAACAACAAGGATCGCGTTGTTTCGTTTGATGTCGGGCTGGACGGCAACATTCCGCAGCCGGGCTACATCATCGCCGTGGCAGACGAGCTGCTTTCCGGAAAGGTTATGGGCGGCCGCATCAGCGCCGTCAACGGTCGCGTTATCAAACTTGACCGCGTGGCAGATGCAGCAGCAGGGGATCGCCTTATTCTCAACCTTCCCTCCGGAGCATCGCAGAGCAGGACCATTCAGGCCGTGAACGGGGAATCAGTCACAGTAACCACGGCATACAGTGAGACGCCACAGGCAGAAGCTGTTTGGGTGGTTGAATCTGACGAGCTTTACGCGCAGCAGTATCGTGTTGTCAGCGTTTCTGATAATGATGATGGCACTTTCTCGATTACCGGCGCATGGCACGACCCGGATAAATATGCCCGTATCGATACCGGAGCCATCATTGACCAGCGGCCGGTGAGCGTGATCCCGCCTGGCAACCAGTCGCCGCCTGCGAACATCGTGATCAGCTCGTTTTCCGTGGTGCAGCAAAATATCAGCGTCGAAACGATGCGCGTGAGCTGGGACCAGGCGCAGAACGCTATCGCCTATGAAGCGCAATGGCGCCGCAACGACGGGAACTGGGTTAACGTGCCGCGCAGCTCCACCACGTCATTCGACGTCCCCGGGATTTATGCCGGGCGCTACCTGGTGCGCGTGCGCGCAATCAATGCCGCAGAAATTTCATCCGGATGGGGCTATTCAGAAGAGAAAACGCTGACGGGTAAAGTGGGCAACCCACCGAAGCCGGTTGGCTTCATCGCTTCTGAAAACGTGGTATTCGGTATCGAGCTGAACTGGGGATTCCCGGCGAATACCGACGACACGCTGAAGACTGAAATTCAGTACAGCCTTACCGGTTCCGAAGACGATGCGATGCTGCTGGCCGACGTGCCTTACCCGCAGCGCAAATATCAGCAAATGGGTCTTAAGGCAGGGCAGATTTTCTGGTACCGCGCGCAGCTGGTGGACCGAACCGGCAACGAATCAGGTTACACAGAATGGGTGCGAGGACAAGCCAGCATCGATGTTTCCGACATCACCGATGTGATCCTGGAGGACATCAAAGGGTCGGAGACGTTCAAGGACCTGATCGAGAATGCCGTGGATACCAACGAAAAAATTGCTGGTATGGCTGATGACATCCTGAAGGCGAACAATGAGCTCGAACAGCAGGCGCTTGCCATACAGAAAAACTCTGACGGGCTGGCGCAGGCCGAAGTGAAGATCGACGAGATTTCTGTGTCGATGGACGGCATGACAGGAGGCGTGAAGAACTCGGCAATTGCGATAATCCAGGCAAATCTTGCTCAGGTGGCCACGCGTAAAACCCTGTCTGCTTCGGTTGCCGGTAACAGCGCGCAGCTGGACCGTATTGATGAGGTGATTGTCACTGACAGGGAGGCAACGGCACGCGCATTGCTGAGCCTACAGACGAACGTCAACGGTAATACGGCATCGATCAATAGTCTGAGCCAGACGGTTTCGAATTATCAGCAGGCCACGGCGACGCAGATAAATGCCATCACTGCGACCGTCAATGGGCATACGGCCTCGATAACAACGAATGCCCAGGCCATTGCGAACGTAAACGGCCAGCTCAGCGCGATGTACAACATCAAAGTTGGGGTAACGAGTAATGGCCAATATTACGCCGCAGGAATGGGGATCGGGGTGGAGAATACGCCATCAGGGATGCAGTCGCAGGTAATCTTCCTGGCCGATCGCTTTGCCGTCACTACGGCAGCCGGTAACAGCGTGGCTTTGCCGTTCGTGATCCAGAACGGGCAGACATTCATCCGTGCCAGCTTCATCCAGGACGGTACCATTGAGAACGCCAAAATCGGTAACTATATCCAGTCGAATAACTATGTGGCTGGCTCTGTAGGCTGGAAGCTTGATAAAGGGGGAACGTTTGAAATTAACGGTGTGGGCGGCGGCGGCAGGATGCTGATATCCAGCACGCTCATTCAAATCTACGACAGCAACAACGTGCTGCGTGTCAGAATGGGGTTATGGTAATGCCACAGGGTTTACAGTGCTGGGACGGCGCGGGGCGTATTGCCGTCGATTTAAGTGATTACGCTATTCGGTATATTGGAAGCACTTCTGTAACATTCGCTGCCGGGGAAACGGCAAAAGACATTTCATTTCCCGGTATAACTCAGGATGGTTCATTTATATCCATTGTAACAACTGGCGTGACTGCAAATGAATATTACTGCCGCGCTTTTAATGGCGGCTTTACTGCATTCTATTTACCGAATACTGGTAGTCCTGCATTCACCTTCACAGTTGAGGTTTATAACTTTCAATGAGCGGATTCGAAGTTTACAACAGCGCCGGTAAATTGCTTGTTGACTCACAAAACAGGTCCACCCTTTTTTATGATCAACGCTCGCTGGGCGCTGTTACCGATAAAGGATTTTACCGCGTGGATAGCCCGTTCGGTGACGGAAGTACGCTGGGTTTCACCCAGCAACAATTCTGGAATGATGGAAACTTGAGGTGGCTTAAATTGGATGTAAACAAGTATGGTTTACCCGGTGCTGAGGTTCTTGAAGACAATGCAGGAAGCATGATCCGTACGACGAGAAACATCGGAATGCAGAGCGGTTATCTTGATGTTTTCGACAGCGCCGGAAACCTCATTTGGAGTGCTGCATCAGCATCGAAAATGCCACGGGTTGTTGGCTTCTTTGATGTGCCGGCGAACTATGACCTGCAGAACAATACCTTTGTGCTAAACCTCAGCTTTACCCCATGGATTCTGGTGAATAACTGTCCCGGAAACCTCAGTGATGATGCAGGGGTAACAGGTTACTCAGGCATTGCTCTGAAATGGACTGGCTCACAGCTGCAGGGCAGGTATATATCCAAAAATCAGCGCAGCTGGAGCCAGACACTTCAGGGGAGAGGATTACGAATCCCCATCGCTCAGTTTGTCGGGATTTGATACTGGCGGGACGCGTGGATACTGCGTGGCAATCATATCTTGCCTGACCCCCTTCGCTGCGTTGAAGCGATAAACGACATCGAGTTTATCGGTTTTTTTATAACAGATATTGCTGAGCCGCTTATTTACATGTCGGCTGAAGATGCCATTACTGCTGTCTGAAATTACGTTAACTTCCCTCGTAGCGCAGTCAATATTCACGTGAATATCTCCCCCAAGGGATAAGCGCGCCGCATCCACCGGGTAATCCATTTTGAAGGCATAGTCTCTGTCTTTATCGGCACAGCCAGCCGCCAGCAAAAGTGCCACGGCAAATAATCGTTTCATTTCTACATTCCTGTATCTGCGGGAATATCCATTTTATTTGAGTTTAAAAAATAGTCAGATTGATAAGAGCGATCAATTTTACATTATTGATCGCTTTAAACGATCGTTATTATCGTGAGGTAGTTCATGCTTTATAACACTGGCACTATCGCAATTAACGGAAATACTGCAACCGGCACTGGCACAAACTGGACGACACCCGCCAGCCAGGTTCGCGCTGGCCAGACGATTATCGTCATGTCGAGCCCGGTACAAATTTTCCAGATCTCAAGCGTGGACAGTTCCACCTCGATGACGGTTACACCTGCCGCCGCTCCGGCACTTAGTGGCCAGAAGTATGGAATCCTGGTGTCCGACAATATCTCTGTCGACGGACTGGCACAGGCCATGTCGCAGCTCATCAAAGAGTATGACGAGAATATTGGCGCGTGGGAGACGTTCGCCACAACCTCAGCCAATCAGAGCATCACTGTAACCATCAACGGCACCTCTGTAACCATCCCTGGCATCGGTAAACTGGCACAGAAAGGGAGCAATGGTGCGCTTGCTGTCGCAGACGGCGGAACCGGCGCAACGAATGATGCAGACGCTCGCACAAACCTCGGTTTGGGAAACAGCGCCACCAGGAGTGTTGGGACTGTAACTGGTACCGTAGCTGCCGGCGATGATTCTCGCATCACTGGTGCCCTTCAAAAAACTGGCGGGACACTAACAGGCGGGCTGAATTTAAAAGGTGCCCCAATTGCTGCTGATGCTAACTCTGTTATTTCCGCAAATGGTGGCCTTGATGTCGATATGGTAAAAGGCTTCGTGCTGAAAGGAAAAGTACAGCAGGGGACTGGCAAAGATAATAACATTCTGACCATATCCGGTGATGGAAACACTGGCGCTACAGGATTTGTTGGCGCGTTTCAGTATAACTGGTATGCAGACGGATGGATTGCAGGGATAACTCGCGGTTCAGGTACCAATACGCTTACATACTCCATCTACTATAACGGCGCATCTTATGGCACCGGTGCAAAAATGTGGAGCTTTAATTACGATGGCTCTGCCACTTCTCAGGGCGCCTGGGTTAATGGTTCTGACGAGCGCCACAAGTCGAATATTGAGCCGGTAGTGCAACCTCTTGCTGCAGTACTCTCTTTGCGTGGCGTAACGTATGATATTCAGGATGGTGGGCGGGGCGTAGGCCTAATTGCCCAGGATGTTGAAAAGTGGTGTCCTGATGCAGTTAAGACATATGGAGACCGCAAGTTTAGCGACGGCACGGTGATAGAGAATTTTAAATTTCTTGATACATCAGGCGTGGCTGCCGCGTACCATACTGAAGCAATAAAAGAACTCTTCAACCTGGTGGAACTGGCGCTTAACGATCCGGAAAAGGCTCGTGATGTTATTAAAGCGGTGAAAGATGCCTCTGAGCTTAGCCAGTCAGGTTCGTAAATAATATACGCAGGCACCAGGTGAGGAAGCCCCCTCCCATTGTATGCAAGAATGGGCGGCGGCTGATTGCTCAGTGTTCATGCCCGAGCAAACGTCGGGAATATTACCCGAACAATATCTACAGGCCAACCTGGCGAACGGTCGGGAACTCAGAAACCAGCCACATATCGGACTCATCAAACATCTCCTCCAGCATGCGGTTCAGTTTTTCCCGATCGCTTTTGCTGGCATCGCTATTCAGGCCGTTTGCCTGCATCGGCTTCACCTTCACTTCGGCATCAGGGAAAATCTGGTGCACCCGCTTCGTCAGCTCGGCCAGAATGATCTCTCTGGCCCCTTCGAGCCCCGCAACATTACGCTTGTCATATACCAGTTCAACAAACATCACTATCTCTCTTGCTTACTTGATCTGTAATTACAAAAATACTACTGTATATACATACAGTCAATAATCCAGTGAGGGCGCTCTTATGCCTCGTCAACCTGATATACGTGCAGCCTTTTTAGCGGCCATACAACAGAATCCAAAGGGATATCTTTGTTTGAACACTGACAAATTCATCACTGAATTGCGCGTTAGGAATTGGCATTTCAGCCAGGCAGATGCCAATGCATGGATTAAGAGATACCAACCAGACTTTGCTGATAAGACGACGGATGGAAGCGATAACCGTTACTGGATCTTGCGTAATATGGGGAGGGTTTTCTGATGGGCTTTCCTTCACCGGCTATGGATTACCAGGAACAGCGGTTAACCATAGATGTGCTATGCGGAATTGACGGGAACTGCAGGGTGATAGAAACGTCATGTGGTTGGGCAGTGATTAACATTGCTCTGAGGCCAGAGCAGGGAGATACGCTACTGGTAAGAATGGATAACAGGAACGAGTTTGCAAAGCTATACGGGGCAGCATTGATAACTGAAGATGGTGAAGCGATAGAAGGCGACGCGCTGGATGATGTAACTGTATATGGTGTGCTAACGCATAGTCTTAACCGGGTTGGTAACGATGATTGCCCGACAATTTAAAGCAGGGTTCAACCATCATTTCACCATCGTTTCGCCATCATAATTTTACGGAAACAAAAAACCAGCCGTAAGAGGCTGGTTTTCAATGTGTTTTTGGTCGGCACGAGAGGATTTGAACCTCCGACCCCCGACACCCCATGTCAGTTATCTAACTGGCATTAAGCGACAAAGGCTATCGTAGATTGAAATAATAAGTTCGACCGCTCTACTTTTCTCGCGTTCATCCATGGTTCTTACGGACGCTGCTACTCTCCCTTCTTCAGGGTTACCTTCAAAAGAAGTCATCATTCGCTCTAATTCTTCGAATCGTTCAGCAACTTCATGAGGTATATCCCTGTTTTTATCAAGAGGTACGATGTTGAAAACAAATGCAACAACTAACCGCTTATCGTAAGTTTCATCCATAGCAAGTGTAATGACTGCTCCATGAAACTTTTCCCACGCATATCTACATCTTACAAGGTCATCCATAAATTTTTTTACTCCAGATTATTTTAGTATCGAGAAGAATGAAGTTTGAATTTATCATTATAACAACGTAAAAAAACCTCACTAGTATCACGTTCCAAGAAGGTCGGTCGTGATGGCGACGGCCTGCCGTTAGTAACCTTTGTAAAGTAAAAATGTTCGCCATTGTGTCTTTTCGATAATGGTAAGCTGTTGATTAATCAGATCTAAAAAATAAGAATTATTGGCGAAAAATGCACGTATGTATTTGATTATTAATGATAACACGCGTGATTTAAAATCCCTCGGCGTTCGCGCTGTGTGGGTTCAAGTCCCACTCCGGGTACCATGGGAAACAAAGAATAATCAAAGCAATAAGCAGTGTCGTGAAACCACCGAAAGGTGGTTTTTTTGTGCCTGAAATCCGCTTTCTTGCATCATTGTTATTATTCAGTTATTCAGTTATTCAGTTATTCAGTTTTTCAGTTTTTCAGTTTTTCAGTTATTCAGTTATTCAGTTATCCAGAGCGAAGGTGTATTTGTCGGCGATACGACAGGGATTCGCGAAGATGCATTGCATCAGTACCCCTGTCATATCGCCGATATCATTCTGCGCCCAGGTTGTCAGAAATATTCACGCTTGCCACGGACTGAACTTTCCATGCGCCATTTTCTTTGACCATGCAGTCAATCACGGTGTGATCCCGCTTTTTGCCGAATGATATATACACCTGCATGCATGCGGCATCGTAATCTAATGCCCGCGCACTGACGATGCCCCAGTCATCATCATATCCCTGGGCCTTGATGAACATATCGACGTCAGGCACGTCATATTCATCCGGATCCAGCTTATCCATGGCTTTGAGCTTGCTGATTGTTTCGCGGGTAACGTATCGGCTCAGCGCTTCATAGTTTTTTATTGGCTCTTTCCCACTAAGAATCTGCGAGATGTACCACTTATTAAACTGAAGGGCGGCGGATGCCTCAGGGGGTAGCTTCTGTGCAGCTGATACGAGAGTGGGCAGAAGCAGGGCAGCAAGAATTATTTTTTTCAT